AGTCTGGTCTTCATCTGTGATGCCGAAACTCTTTAAAGCTTCGCCATCCTCCAGGACGTCGAGGATCGCTTTTTTATCCCTGACGCCACTTTCTACTATTGCCTGAATAATCTCGGTTGCGTTCATCTTACTACCCCCTTGTTTGTGTTACCGGCGCACGATGCGCCGTCGTTGTCTTGCGCCCCGCAGGGCGCTATTTTTGTTGTTGTTAGTTTCCAAGCCATTCCGAGGCGCTCATCGTCGATACGTAAGACTGCTCGCCCCACGCTATCGATTTTGCATCACGCCTAACCTCACGCTCGCATCGATTTTTTGCAGCATTCATTGAGTTGTGGCCGCGCAATAGATTGACTCCGTGCTCACACTTATCATGCAAATCGCTTAATTCATTTGCAGTGCCATAAACCCATGCACCCTCGTTTGCAAAACCGCGATCTGATACCCACGCACTCTCAAATTTGTACTCTCGAGCCATTTTGGCCTCCCATTTTTGGGGTGTTGTTTGGCACCACCTTAGCGCCTCATGTTAAATAATATAGCACAATGCGCCATAGAATGCAAATAAAATATGCACAGAAATGACGAATCCTATATTTTGTGGCGTGGTACTAGAACCGGCACAATATGTTGCCCCATAATCACAATTATTTGCGCATTAGGTGTATTCTGCTTTATATTGTCAATATGGTACTATTATTGTATTTGTATTTCAGGAGGGGCAGTGCATAGAAAATCCGCTATAGAAAAACATCGTATCACAGAATGGGTGCCCCGATCCGACTGTGATTGGCTGATGTCGGAACAGCACCGGCTTGCAACGTGTGGAAAGCGTACAATGATTGAGGGTGGGCCGAGAGGTTATGCACTCTTCTACATCGATGGCTACTACGAGAGCGACAGGCATGGTCATGGCACTCTCAAGTGGCGGCGCCTTGAGTCTATCGGTGGTGATAGTGGAGGGTTAAAGGAGATATGATACGCGGCGAGGAGATAGATAAAGAGTCTGGTCTGCCACATTTGGCTCATGCCGGATGCTGCCTTTTGTTTCTGATGTGGCTGGAGGATAACGCAACAAAGAAAGAGATGGCAAAGGGGGGCGAGTGTTAGAACGAATCGGTCCAATGAAATGTGAAATATGTGGTCGTGAGTGGATTGCAGCAATGGAGGATTCTGCCACTGAGCGATTAGAGTGTCCAAGCTGTGGGGCCATGGTGCAGGCTCCCCCGCAAGAGGATGATGAGACAGGCGCCATATCCTCCGACTAAAGCATGTCCCTGAGCCTGGGTGGATGAAAGGGCGATAAACCAGCGCGAATAATGAGCAACATATTGCGCATTGTAAGTAATAGCGAGTATTATAATAGACATGACTGGAAGGCCAAGCAAATTCGACGAAATAGACATGGACCAGGTGCGCAAGCTGGTTGAGTACGGGCATGATGATAAATTTTGTGCTTCATTCTTTGGAATAACAGAGCGCACCTGGAATAACTGGAAAAAGGGTCACCCAGATTTTTTTCAGGCCTTAAAGGATTGGAAGGCCACGGCTGATGAGCATGTTGAGCGTGCTCTGTTTGAAAAGGCGCGTGGATATAGTCATCCAGAAGATAAAATTTTCGGGAATGGCCTTGTGATTGAGACGGTAAAGCATTACCCTCCAGACACGACGGCTGCGATATTCTGGCTCAAGAACAGGCAGGTTGAGCGGTGGAGAGACAAGCAAGAGGTGGACCACACCACAAAGGGGGACAAGCTGAGCTCTCCTCAGATAGTGAGCTATGACGCAGAGACGCGGCAGTTGATCGAAAAAACGCTTAACCGCAAGAAACAGAAATGACGCAATGGAAAACCACTACAGTATACAAGGCTGTGCTTGAGTGGTATTACTCTGACAAGGATTTGTTAGTGTTAGAGGGCGGGACATCGTCAAGTAAAACCTATAGCGCGATAATGGCGCTCATACTGCTATCTATCACAGACCCATCCCCTACGCTAACCGATGTCGTGGCCGAATCGATACCACACCTGAAGGGCGGGGCGATAACTGATTTTGAATGCATAATGGGCGACAACTACGATCGGGTTAGGTGGAACGCTACAGACAGAATCTATACCTTCCCCGAAACAGGCAGCAAAATACATTTCTTTTCGGCAGACGATCCCTCAAAAATGCGTGGCCCGCGTCGAGACAGGCTTTATATCAATGAGGCAAACAACATCGCTCACGAGTCTTTCAAACAGCTCAAGGTAAGGACGCGCGAAGGCAAGACGTTGATAGACCATAACCCTGTTGGAGAGTATTGGGCGCACGAGTACCAGGGTTATGACAGCACGATGTGGCACCATAGCACATACCTGGATGCAATACACGTCCTCCCGGCCGCAGTGGTTAAAGAGATCGAAAGCAGGAAAGACAAGGATCCGAACTGGTGGCGCGTCTATGGCCTGGGGCTGGTTGGTAAGTCTGAGGGCCTTATACATCCATCTTTTGCGGTAGTTGATGTGCAGCCACAGGGCAAGCGCACAGTTTACGGGTTAGATTTTGGCTATACAAACGACCCGACCGCTTTGGTGCGGAATGACATTGTAGGAGATAACCTGTACAGCGATGAGATAATATATGAGCGCGGCCTGACTAATCAGCAGATCGCTGAGCGGATGATCGAGCTTGGCGTGCGTCGCGGGTATGACATGGTAATCGCTGATAGCGCAGAGCCTAAAAGCATTCAGGAAATAGCAGAATATGGATTTAATATCCTGCCTGCCCGCAAGGGGCGCGACTCTCTCGCAAATGGTATACAGGTAGTTAATCAATACCGGCAGCACTGGACTAAGCGGAGCGTAAATTGCATAAAAGAGCAAAGAAACTACCGATACATAGAAAATAAGGATGGGCAGCTAACAAACAAGCCGATGGATATATACAACCACGGCATGGACGCAAGGCGCTATCCAGTGCAGTATATAACCAGCGTCGGCCATGTTGGCGGCGGGCGCGTGCCTTTAGGGGGATGATTTGAGCAAAAGACATGAGAGTGAAGCGCAGCTCCCAGATTATGCGGGATGGGAGCCTGATAATCAAGATAGCGCAGTAAATATATTGGCTGAGTCTGAGTATGATTTTATAGACGCAGCCTATGAGGGAACGGGAGGGTTTAGGTACGGCACCTATTTGATCCCTCATGCCAGAGAAGGGTTTTATGTCAAGCGACAGCAGTACAGCAGCTACACAAACTATGTGCGGCCTGCTGTTGATGCTATGGTGAACCCGGTGTTTAATAAAGCGTTCGACCGAAAGGCGTTTGTCCCTGGAACTGAAACAGAAATCAGCGGAAACACGTTTAACAATTTTATTGATGATTGTGACGGCGCTGGAACAACGCTGCATGAGAAAATGTGGGATGTGTCAAATATCGGACGGCGACACGAACTCTGCTTTGTGGTGATGGACAATTTCCCTGACAATATGCAGCCAGTAGACGCGCGCACCGCTGTAGAGGGGAGGGTATTCCCTTATATCTTTATACGTACAGCCCAGCAGCTGGAAGAGTACGAGCTAGACCGGTTCGGAAGAGCTGTGAGGATTGTCTTTGCAGATGTACCGGAGAGGGTCGAGAAAAAGCGAGGAGCCGGGCCAGAGTATGAAGAAAGATATAGAGAGTATACCGCCGAAGAAATCAGGCTGTTAAAAAAGTCAGAAGACGGCAAGACGTGGGAGATTATAGACGCGGTTAGAAATCCAATTGGCAGAATGCCTATCGTGTCTGTAAAGTTTAGCCGTGCTCGCGCAGGAAAGCTTCTCCCTACCCCTAAAATGTATGATGTGTGCCGCTTGTCTCACAGGATATATAACCTTGAGTCTGAATTGAGGGAGCTACAGCGCAAAGGCGTATTCTCATTTTTGGCTATCAATGGCACTGCGCAAGGAAGCGGCCTAACACTGGCAAAAGACAACGCACTCTACTATCCACTGGACCACAACCCGCCCCAGTGGATTGAGCAGAGCACAGAAGACTTGCGTGCGTACATGGAGGACATCGAAAAGCAAGAGAATAAATTTAGGATGGTGCTGGAGCAAAACGGCGTGACTGCTACCGTTACAGAGCAAAGCGGGGTGGCAAAAGAGTGGGACTTTAGAGCGCACGAGGCAATTCTCCGCCAGACATCGGTAGCTGCTAAAATGGCGGAATTTGAAATCGCGCAGATGTATCAAGACTATACTGGAGAGGTGTTTGATTATGCCGCCGATTACCCGACAGAATTTAGTCCTACTGCCACACAGAGAGCGGCGATGCTATACGACCAGTTTCTTCTTAACCAGATGCCGGAAGATATGAGGGCGTATACATTAAAAAAGTATTTCCGCTTGGTGCACGCAGATGACAATATTGATGTGATCCAGCCGATTATGGATAGTGCCGATATGGCTTTGGATGACCA